CGTCTACAGTGCAAAACGCGGCTCTCTTGCTGAATTGCAGGCCTTCGGCTCGCAGAGAAACAATCAGCATGAAACGGTCGTCGGCATCGAAGAAGCGGTTCCCAGCGCGTCCTACGAAGTCCTTGCGGCTTACGTTGCGCAGAACGCCGCGGCAATCGAAATCGACCCCGCACGTCCTACTCAGACGCTCGAACTTATCGGTATTACCTCCGCTCCGAAGGAATCCCGTTTCGTTCTGAACGAACGCAACACGCTTCTCGGGAGCGGCATCGCAACGCAGTACACGCAGAGCGGCTACATGCGCGTAGAACGCGCCATTACGACGTATCAGAAGAACAGCTTCGGCGATGATGACAACTCGTACAGAGACTCTGAAACGCTGCATACGCTTGCCTACATCATCCGCTCGCTCCGTTCCTGCATTACTTCGAAGTATCCGCGCCACAAACTGGCCGATGACGGTACGCGCTTCGGCGCTGGCCAGGCAGTCGTGACGCCGTCCATCATCCGCGGTGAACTCATTGCGATGTACACGAAGCTCGAAGAAAAGGCCATCGTTGAGAACGCAGACCTCTTCGCTGAAAACCTCATTGTCGAACGCAATGCCGATGATCCGAACCGTGTAGACGTCCTGCTTCCGCCGGATGTCGTCAACCAGCTTCGCGTCTTTGCTGTTCTCAATCAGTTCAGACTGCAATACTAAGGAGAAATTAAATGGCAAGAATCGCAGGTGAGCTCCACATTACAGTGGACGGCAACGAACTCGATATTTCGGGCGCTGTCAGCATTCCCTTGCTCGAATACAACCGCGAAGCAATCGTTTCGCTTAACGGCAATGTGCACAATAAGATGACGCCGATCGCGCCTTATGTCGAAGGCGAATTCCTTGTGTACGACGGCTTCCCGCTTTCCGAACTTCAGGAAGGTGAAGACATGACGGTCGTGGTAAGTCTTGCAAACGGCATGACCTACACGCTCTCCGGAGCATTTATCGAAGGCGAAGCCGTCTTTGAAAGCGACGGCGCAACCGTTTCGATGAAGTTCACAGGAACCAAAGGACGGTGGAGCTGATGATTGAGTACCGCTTGAAAACTCCGGTCGATGTTTCCGGAAACAAGATTGAGGTGATCCGCCTTGAAGAACCGACCTTCGGAATGATGAAGAAGTACGGGCTTCCGGCGGACGCAGTCGACATGAAGAAAACCACTGAGATTCTCAGTAAGTACCTCGTCGACTGTTCAGGCCTGTCGGTTTCCGTTCTCGATCAGATGAAAGTCAGTGACACGATGGCACTCATCGAAGTTATGACAGGTTTTTTTACTCGTACCGAGTAGGCGACATGAAGCAGATCAGGCGCATTTTTTACGAGTGCGCCTACTTCTGGAAAGTGTCTCCTCTCGAACTCGAAAAGAGTCCCTTCTCCGACGTACTGGAACTTTTGCAGGAAAGAAACCGCATCGTCGAAGAAATGAACGATCAGCAGAGGAAATATGGCCGCAGGTAAGCAATACAGTTTGAAGGCTGTTCTGTCCGCAACGGACAAAATCAGCCCTGCCCTTGCCAACGTCAAAAAGAATCTCAGGACGGTGGACCGGGCGATGCAGAAGACTGTGTCCGCGACAAGCGCCCTTGCCAGCAAGATCACCATGCCTTTCATGGCATTGAGCGGCATGGGTGCCTTCAGTATGACTTCTGCGATGAAGAACTTCATGTCTCTGGGGGACTCGATCGACAAAGTTTCCAAGAGCGCAGGTGTTTCGACCGCTGCGCTTCAGAAACTGCGTTATGCCGCGAAGATGAACGGCATGTCCACCGAGGAAATGGACGCCGCGCTCACAAAGCTCTCGGCAAACATGGCCAACGCCGCATCCGGTAAGAACAAGGACCTTGCTGCCATGTTCAAACGCCTCGGCATCAACCTCAAAGACAGCGAAGGCAATATCCGGAGCGCCGCCGATGTGATACGCAATCTTGCCGAAGCGGTGAAGAACAATGAGAACCCGGCGCTTCGTCTTCAGATGCTGAGTGCCGCCTTCGGCGACAAAGTGGCCAAAAAGCTTATTCCGGTATTGGAAGGCGGTGCGGCAGGTTTGGATGCGATGACCAAACGCGCAGAAGAGCTCGGTTTGGTGATGGACGACAAGGCGGTTGCAAAGTCCGTAAAGCTCGGCGATACGCTGACAGAGTTCTGCGCCGTCGTCACGGCGGTGAGCAATTCGATTGCCGCAACGCTTGCCCCGATAATCGAGAAGATTGTGGCCAGAATTCAGGATTGGATTGTGGCCAACAAGGACATCATCGCCCAGAGGATTGAAGCTGTCTTTCAGAGAATGTCCGATGCGCTTGAAAACATCGACTTCACGTCGGTGATGGACGGCATTTCGGGATTCCTGAACGGCCTGGGTGACGTGATAAGTTTCTGCGGAGGCGTGGAAACGATTGTGAAAGCGGTCGGAGCTATCCTTGCGGGATCCTTTGTCTCATCGATTTTCAGCGTCGTCACGGCCATCACGAACATGGGCAAGGCGCTTACTTTGGCGCTCGGTCCGTGGGGCGTTGTGGCTTCCGTTGCGGTAGCAGCCATCGGTTTGATCTGGCAGAACTGGGACAAGATTGTCGCGTGGTTTGAAAAGACATGCCCCGGACTGACGAACATTTTGAAAGCCATTCCGGAAGCGTTCTCGAAAGCGTGGGATACCGCGTGCGGTGCGGTAACGAAGGTCGTTGATTCGATCAAAGAGCGGATCGCGAACATGGTTCCTGAAAGCATGAAGAAGTTCTTCGGCATCAAGTCTGAAAGCGTCGGTGCCGCAGCGTCTTCCGGCTCAGGCCAGAACACTGCGCCTCAGACTGCGCTTCCTCCTCAGACGGCACAGCCTGACATTGTGGGTCAGAAGCCGCAGGAAATGACGGGAAGAATCGTTGTTGAGGTTCGTGCCGACAATAACTCGACGGCTTCCGTTGAAGACCTTCAGGCCTCCGGCGGAGAACTTACGGCCGAAACCAACGGCTACGGTTATATGAGCGACTGATTATGAGCAATCTTAGAGAAGCTTCGTTTAGAGGCGTGGCCTTCGATGTTTCCAAGACAACGCTGAAGGTCGGCAGACGCGTTGTTGTCTTCGAGTATCCGCAGCGTGACAAGCCGTTTGTTGAAGACCTAGGAAAGTCTGCACGGACAATTACGATGACTGCCAGTGTGAGCGGTTCGGACTACATTTCCCGCATGAAGCGGCTTATCGCGGCATGTGAGAAACAAGGCTCCGGACGACTCATTGATCCGTGGCTCGGTTCGATGACGGTCACTCCGAAGTCGCTCTCCGCGCCTTCGTTTTCCTCCCTGAACTACGCGGAAATCACGCTTGAGTTCGTGGAAAGCGGAGAGTACAAGTTCCCGACAGGGCTTCTTAACACTTCAGCACTGAGTAAAGTGCTGTCGGATACTTTTAAAGACAGCTCGCTGACGAAGTTTCTGAACAAATTTGATTCTTTGAATTTGTCGGAAACTGCTCAAAAAATCCTCGGAACCAAGTTGTCCGAAACTTTGAAAAATCTTTCGATTGACAGAATTTTTGAAATCGGGGACGGTGTTGCGGATCTTGCAGGCGACGTATCGGCTTTGATTGAAGGCGGAGCCAGTGTAATCGGTCAGAGAATTTTGGATACCTTTGGGCTTTCCGGATACGCCTCAAGCGTTGCGAACTGGGCGAGCACAGCGACCAATCTTGTCAGTCTTTGCAAATCGGGAGCACTGACTCAAACGGTTGAAGATACGATCGGATATTCAGAGAACACGATAACCTCGGTTGCGGAGGCTCATGCGGAAATTCAGAGTCTTATCCGCAGAACGGCGATTGCGGATCTGATTTTGGCTTCTTCTGTTGTCGGTACGGAGCTCGACAAAATCTCCGAATCGGCGGCAGAAACCGTTATGGCCTACGACGACATGATTGCCATCCGCAGCGACGTTCTGGAGGTGCTTGACGCAGAGATGCTTCTTTGTGATTCCGATGACCTCTTTCAAGTGTTGGTGCAGGCGCGGTCCGCGGTGTACCGGGACATGACAGAACGAGCGGAAGGCATGGCAAAGCTTGTGACCTTCACGCCTCCGGAGATCATGCCTGCGGTGGTCCTTGCCTACGATTACTACGGCGATGCCTCCAGAGATTCGGAGATCATTGAAAGAAATAACGTGAAGCACGGCGGATTTGTGCCGGCAACGGCTCTCAAACTGCTGAACGAGTAAACGGAAACCTTTTGGCACAATGAGGGGATAATTCAATCTTTTTGAATTGGATTAGAATGAAGTTGCTTATAGGAGTATCCCTATGAAAAAACTTCTTCTCATTATTGTCTTAGCTCTTCTCTCTCTTAATTCATATGCAGATACGAGATGCAGAAGGCTCCCTAGCGGCACATATACTTGCGAATGGGTCGAAGGCTGGACGGATCCTACGAATAGTGTTGCATGGAAATTAACTCAAGGGTTAAAAGGCAAAGATCTTATGTCTCCTGAAGAAGCACGAATGATTGAGCGGGAAAAAGAGCGTGAACGGGATCGGCAGGTAGCTCACCCGGTCGTTTTTGAAAGCGATAAACACAAAATTAAACAACACTGATTCAAACCCGCTTCGGCGGGTTTTCTGATATTAAAAAAGCGCCCCGTTCATGCCCCGGAGCGCTTTTTGTGTTGTGGGGTCGATACCAAATAAAGTACGACTATGTGTACTTTACACATTTTTAATCGCCTTCGGGCGTTTTTTTATTGCTATGACAGAAAAAGACAAAAAAGCTGAATCTCCAAACAAAGTCACCCTCAGGGTAAACGGGGATGAGTTCTCTGGATGGACTTCAGTTTCGATCGCAATGGAACTTCAGTCTTTAGCAAGAAGTTTTGCTGTATCGGCTTCCGGAAAAGAAATAAAAACAAATGCTAAAAATCAGAAAACTTTGGTTGACGATTTGAAACCCGGGTTGGCTGTTGAGGTATCTATAGGATCAGATAAGGTTTTAACCGGTTATATTGTTGAAAAAATAACGACACACGACGCAACCTCCACTACAGTCACTATTAAAGGATCAAGTAAAACGATTGATATTGTTGACTGCTATGTTCCGCCTAAAATAGGGAAAACCTCCTATAAGTCCCAAACAAATAAAGCGAACCTACTGGCAGTATGCAAGGACTACGGCATCGACGTCGTAGATCAACAAAATTCCACTGATAAGAAAGATTTCGAGATTCAGCCGGCAGAAACGATTGGAACAGCGATTCTGAGATACCTCAAGAAAAACTCCTTATTGATTACCGATGATGAATTAGGAAGGCTTGTAATCGTCAAATCTGGGGAAACTAAAAACACCAAAACAGCCGAATCTCCTCTACAGTTAGGCGTGAACCTGCTAAGAGCAGAAAGAAAATTAAATTTTAAAAAGCGATTCAGCAAATATGTTGTTTTAGGACAAGGTACAAATGCCAAAAGCGAACTGCCAACAAGTTCGGCACAACTGGTAGAAATTTCCGATGATCCTGATCTTCGGAACAGAGTGTTTAAAGTGCAATATCCGGGAAATGCAAAATCATCAGATTTAAAAACCTACGCTGACCTTTTGAAAAACTATTCAATAGCGCATTCAGATATTTTCAGTTGTAAGGTTCAAGGATGGCGGCAAAAAGGCGATGGCAGTTCATTGTGGACCTTAAATCAACTCGTTCAGATAATCGATCCTTCACTGGGTTTCAATAAACAGGAAAACGGGCAAGGCATAAGTTGGTTAATAAGTAAGATCACTTTTGACCTATCTTCATCAGGAATGACGACTTCATTAGAGTGCAAGTCCTCTAATGCCTTTAAGAACACCGAAATAGAAAAAGTACAAACCAAGGGTACATCCTCAACCTGGGACCCGCTGAAAATCAACAGCGGCAAAACTGACGAAGACAAATAATCATGAACCTGTTTGATTTGATTGCACGCGGTACGGTGACAGCCGTCAACGGAAAACGCAGGCTGCGGACACTTCAGCTTCTTCTGCTTGACGAGGATGTTCGGGAGCCGATCGAGCACTGCGAACCCTACGGTTTCAGCTCTGAAGTAAAGACAGGCTCCGAAGTCGTTGCAGTATCGCTCGGAGGCGACCGCGACCACACGCTGGCTCTTGTTGTGTTCGACCGACGGTACAGGCCTACCAACATGAAATCCGGCGAAGTCTGTATCTACGACGACAAAGAACGGAAGATCTACCTCTCTGAGGACGGAATCATCATCGACGGAGCCTCCAGTCCGATTACGGTAAAAACGTCAGGAACGGTGACGATTGACGCTCCGACCGTGAAGATGACAGGTAACCTTCAAGTGGGCGGAAACATTGTCGCGGCAGGCAACATCAGCGATTTGAACGGCTCGAAGTCGATGGCCGGCATGCGTTCGACCTACGACAGTCATACTCACAACGGAGGCTCAACTCCGGATCAGAAAATGTGACGGTGAAAAATGCAATTTTATTTAAACGGCAGTGCTGCCAGTCTTACGGACTACGCGCAGGACGACCTCATAAGGGCTGTGCTAAACAGCCTTTTTTCATGGGCAAGAGCTGAAGACGATGACGAGCTTCCGGGTATTTCGAAGTTCGGTTTCTGGGCGGATACCTACGCCGATGAAGAAGGCGATAAGTTCGGTTCTAGGCTCTGGCTCCTGTCACGCGCAAAGATGACCGACGAGAATCTGGCCAAAGCGGAAGAATACGCAGAAGAGGCGCTGCAATGGATGATCGATGACGGCGTTGCCACCGAGATCCATGCAACGGCTGAACGCGGCGACGAGAACCGGATGAACCTTCTTGTAGAAATCGTGCGGCCTGACAAAGCAGATCTGAACGCGCGATTTATGAATGTTTGGGAGAACTTGTCATGAGTTTTGAAAGACCTGATCTGGCGACTCTGATCGAGCGGATTCAGAACGACGCGCAGTCGAGATTGTCCGTTGCCCAGCTTCGGCGCTCGAACGCGAATGTGTTCGCTAAAGTGCTCGCGGGTGCGGTGCATACGCTTTACGGTTATATCACCTACATGCATCGACAGCAGTTCTTCGACACAGCAGAAGCCGAATATTTGGACCGCTGGGGAAGCCTGTACGGACTGACTCGAAAGAAAGCAAGCAAGGCCACGGGATCCGTGGTCTTTTCTTTTTCCGACGGTCAGGTCAGTATTCCGGAAGGAACTGTTCTGCAGCATGAAGACGGAGCCCAGTATGTGACAACGGGCGGCGTCGATGCGAACAGCGTTGTCACGATTGAAGCGCTTACCGCCGGTACGGACGGCAATCAGACGGCAGGAGACGTGCTTTCTCTTGTCTCCCCTATCTCCGGTGTCTATTCCGAATGCACTATTAAAGCGCTTTCGGGCGGCAGTGAGGAAGAAAGCGATTCGGCTTTCCGCAGCAGACTTCTCGAACGCGTGCAGGAAACGCCGCATGCAGGAACTCAGTCCGATTACGAGAACTGGGCGTTGGAAGTACCCGGTGTCACGCGTGCGTGGTGCAATCCGCTCGAAGACGGAAACGGCTCCGTTGCGGTCCGCTTTGTCTGCGACGAGAACGAGTCAATTCTTCCGGACAAAGCAATGCTTGATAAGGTTCAGGCCTATATCGACGAGCTCAGGCCGGTGACGGCGCAGGTGTATGTGAAGCAGATCACGCTGCAGCCGGTGAACATCTCAATCAGCAAGCTCACTCCGGATACGACCGACGTGAAGACCGCGGTTGAAAACGAACTCAGGGACCTTTTCACGCGTGAAGCAGAACCGGGCGGCCGCGTCTATGTCTCGCACATCCGTGCGGCAATTTCGACCGCAATGGGTGAAGAAGATCATGCGCTTGTATCGCCTGCGGAAGATCCGGTGCCAAACGGTAATGCTCTGCTCACCCTTGGAGAAATCACATGGCTGTAGCAAGCGTTGCGGAATACACAAGTCTCCTGAAGAATCTGCTTCCGCCTGGGCCCGTCTGGCCGCGAGGAGACACAACAAGTCTTTACGCGATGCTGATCGAAGTCTGGGCGGCGGAGCTCGCGAGGGTGGACTCCAGATCTTCAGCTTTGATTACAGAAGCGGACCCGCGTTTTTGTGTGGAATCCTTTCAGGAGTGGCTTACGCAGTGGGGCCTGCCGGATGAATGTATCAAGCTCTGGTCAGGTGCGAACAACACGACCTTGAGAAAACTTCTTCTGTGGAAAATCAAGGAAATCGGTACACCTACTCCGGACTACTTCATCGAGCTCGCGTCGATGTTTGGATACGACATAACAATCGATGAGTTCTTTGCTCACAACGTCACCAGCCGCGCAAACGAAGTGATTGCCGACGAGCGGTGGCCAAATACCTGGCGGGTCAACGTTCTTTCAAGTATCGGTGCAGAAATGACATACCACAACGTCATGGGCGGCGCGGAAGAAGCTCTGGCCTGGTGGGGAGACAACCTTATCGAATGTCTCATTAAACGTTACGCACCTGCTCATACAACCCTGTACTTTGGGTACTTCGAAGACGCCAAAACCGAGTCTTAAGGAGAAACAAACATGGATAAAGTCTACGGTTCTTCGACCGCAGCTGTAATACCTACATTTGCGAATGATGCTCCGTCCGGATATCCAACGGATGGCTCATCTTCCGGCGGAACACCTGCGACCATACCGACCGCTGCGTGGTACAACGCGGTGACGATGGAAATCGTGAACACGATTCAGGCTGGCGGCATTACGCCTGAACGGAACACACTCAATCAGCTCAACGCCTCGATTGTGGCAAGACTGAACGCGCTTGAAAACAAGCTGAACAACAGCATCACGCAGGTGCGCAACATGATTCCGACGGTCGAATCGACGCCTTCGGGTCTCATTGCCTATTTCGCCTGTTCTTATGCGCCTAACAGCTACTGGCTGATCTGCGACGGACGCGCAGTATCGCGCTCAACCTATTCCGCACTGTTTGCAAAGATTGGCACAACATACGGAGCAGGAAACGGTTCAAGTACGTTTAACCTGCCCTATCTGATTGACCGAGTGGCATGGGGTTCTAATTATTCTGTAGGAGCTTCGATTAGTGCCGGATTGCCAAACATCACTGCAGACATGGGCTGTGATGACAGAGCAGGACAACTGGCGACAGGCGCGGCGTATTGCTACAGGCAATATAACTACAACACTTCGGCCTCTGGCGGTGACAATAGTTGGTATGCATTCCATTTTGATGCAAGCCGCTGTTCCGCTGTTTACGGACGCAGTTCAACAGTTCAGCCTCCTGCCCTGCGCCTTTTGCCCTGTATTCACATCTAGGAGAAAAAACAGATGAAAGCTCACTTTCTGAGTGATGTATCGGACACTCCTCCATCTCCACCCAAAAATCCGGCCTAC